TCAACACGTTCTGGAAAAGACGATGATTTTAAAAAGAAAATTACTATTGTGGAATTTTTTACCAGTCTTACTAAATCATATAAAGAACTTTCTCCTATTGGTGAAATTGCCGAACATTATGAAAAAGCATTGATTCAGGCAAAAACAATGGGACAGACAGCACTTCTGGAAAGATTAAAAGATTATGCTGATGCAGCAAGAGGCGAAGCACATCTGATTACAATGGGTATAAAAAAATATGTTACAGAAAAACAAGTTGTTGAACTTTATGAAAAAGTGGGTGCTGATAAAAATCTCAAACTTACATGGATAAAGAATTTCGGCAGAATAATTCCTGAAACTGTTTATGAAATAAAGAGCAGTGTTGATGAAAGAAAAATCTTTGATAACTATGTGGTTCTTCATTATGACCCAAAAGATAATGGTGAAAAACTTACCAAAGAAGAAAAGGAAATGAAAAAAGACCCAATACTTTTTGGTGTTATAAAGAATAGCAAGAAATTATATTTTATTGCAGACTGGAAAGATGAATATTGTGATCTTACTCTTGATGAAATGTTTAATATATTGGGTGAAAAGGTTTTGAAAATTAACAACAAAAGTGTTAAATCATATATTGATAGCATTAAAATAGAATAATTATGGAAAAAGAAAAATTAGTTGCATGCAAACAAGAACAGCCATCTGAACCTATTATACAAGAAGAATTTATAAATCATAATATTGGTGAAGAATTCATGGATTGGGCAGAAAAATATTGGGCACTTGAAACTTTAGTAATTGCTGGCTTAAACGCTAATGCAGGTGGTGAAAGTTGTCCATATAAATGTGTACGTGATACCTTTATTCGAAAAATAAATGAACTCACAGAAAAGAAAAAAATATTAAAATTATATTATTTTAATCCAAATGATTGGGGTGCTCAATATTTTGTGATGGCAAGCAGTAAAGCCAATGCATATAAAAATCTTATTGAATACTTTCAGAAAAAAGTGAATAATCCCAATGAAAGTTATATTGATTATTATATTGAAGAATTAAAAAGATGGGAAAAAGTTAATCCTGAAGATTTAAATACATTTCCAAAAGGAGCACCAGACAAATATACTCTGGATGAATTTGAAGAAGGGCAAGTTTATGAATCTGAAAATGCATAATTATGGATATACGAAGTACTTTAACTGAATTTCTTGAATATCTTTATGAAAACAATATCGATATTCGTGATGAAAAATATAATTGGCAAATAGTTATCAAAAATTTTATTGAAGAAAGTGGTTGTGCTAACATGACAAAAAAAGAAAAGAGCATTAAAGTTTTTAGCTGGTTATGAAAAAAACGTTGAAAAAGAAACAAAAGTATAATAATGAAATTCCAACATGTTTTAATTTATTAAAATTTTTGTAACTTTTATTATTTATTTACGTATAAATAAGAAATTAAAAATTATGAAAAATCAGTTGAAAGTTGAAATCACAGAAATATTTGTGACAAAAGTTAATAAAGACAGGTGTTTTTCAGGTACTATTAAAAGAAGTAGAAACAACAAGGGTGAAATGAGTCTTTTTGGCTGTATCACTATATCAGATGGTACAATACTTTGTGCAAATGAAACTGATCAAAAAATTCTCACAAATAATCTTAATAGTATAGCAATAATGGTACTTGATAAAGGTATTCATAATGACAATGGTAAATTCATTAATTTTGAATTAACAAATACCATAATACCTTTTAATGATATTGAAAATAAATTCTTTTTAAATTAGATGAAAGATTTTGAATTACTTAAACGTACCTATCCTGTTTCGGAATGCAATCGTATTTGTGATGGCTATTTCTATATATTAAAAAATAGCACTCCTGAAGAACGTAAAGAATGGGGCATTGACCTGAATGAATTACAGAGAATCATAATAACAGGTGAAAAATATATTTATCAGGTAGCAATAGAAAATGGAGAATTCAAGACAATGTGTTTATGTTTTGCAAATTATGCAATTATAAGAAAAAAAATATTTAAATTAGAAGATGAATAATATGAAAAAAGAAAATCAAAATATGTGGCAAAATTTTGCAGATGTGGTAGAATCATTTGTAAAAGAAAAATCAAAACATGACAAAAATTTAAAAAAACAAGGATTACATAATATTGGTAATTGTCAATTATGTGGAAAAATACATTATGCTGATGACCCAATATTATTTAATCCAAAAATGAATTAAAATAACGCTTCCGGGGCTGGGTGACCAAAGGCATCAGACTCTAAATCTGATTTGTGCAGGTTTGATTCCTGTCGGAAGTACAAAAATAAATGAAATGAAAAAAGAGATAGAAGACTTAGAAAAAAAATTAAAAGCTAAATATAAATATGCAATGATTAAGCGTGGTTTTGGACATGAAATTTATGGTGAAGTTTGGAGAAGAATTGATGAAATTAATTGGTATAAAGTAAAAAAAGAAGATTGTATATTTAAAAAATAATTGAAATGGAAAAAATAATTGCAAAAGACTTTTATGTGACCAATCCTGATAAATTCAAAGTATTCAGAGAATGGGGTGAAGTTGATAGAAAAATCACTAAATTTCAAAACTATGCTAACTTAAAAGTTTTTAAATTTTTATTTGGTGATGAAGAAGGAGAAAGACTTTGGAAACATTTTGTTATTGATTGTAATAGAACTTTTAGAATATTCAGAACATATTTAACAGATAATCAATTTGATGATATAATGGTAAATATTTATTATAGTGAAAATATGTATTCAATATCATGAGTAGAACAAAAAAAGACTTAAAAAGTCATAAAAGGGGATTTGGTCAATATGGCTTAAAAAAACCTCAAAGAAAATTAACACCATTTATTCATGATGCCAATAAAATTGCTGGCAGAAATGAAGTGTTAATGGGACAACCTGATAATGATATTAAACAGGATGATTTTGAAAAAGGTTATCATTGGCATAATGCAAAAACTGTAAGGGCATTAAGAAAACAAGAAAGAGCAGAAAGAAATTATATTACTTCACAGGCAAGAGCAAGAATAAAAAAACATGATAGAAAAGAAATTAATAATTTACTTGGAAATTAAAAAACTTTAACTAATTTTGTATTTCAATAGTATTTATATATCTAAATGTAATATTAATTAAAAAAGAAAAATTATGAAAAACAAAATTTTAATGGATGGTGGTTACGGCTCAAGCCTATAGGTTAAGTTAGTAACAGTAACAAGAAAAGACCTTTATGCAGGTTATCAGTTAGTGCAGACTGGACATTCAATTGCCGAATTCGCACATCAATATCCAGATCAGTTCAATGATTGGAAACGAGATTCAAACTATCTCATTTCATTATCTGTTGATAATGAAGAAAAACTCAAAGACCTTTATGACAAATTAAAATGGCATGGTGCTCATGTTGTTGCATTCACAGAACCCGACATTGATAACCAAATGACATCTATTTGTTATTATGGTACGCCTGAAATGCGTAAGCATACTGAAAAGTTGGACTTAGCTCTTAGTGAAGTTGAAGTCGCAACTAAAAATTAAACTCGCAATTAAAATTTAAAGCTATGAGACACTTATAGATGACAACCAGACCCCCTTAATAATGTGATTACGAGTATAATATACTCTAAATACATGAATTTGCGAATTGCGAATATATGTATTAATTACATAAAATACGTAATTACGCTAAAAAGCATAACGTTAAAAAATATAATTATAAAATTTTAATACACATTATTATGGAAACAATAGTAAAAATCAATATCTCAAAAATGAAAGAAGATATTAAAGCAAAAGCTGAAGAACAAAAGTTCTTAAAAAATCAGAGAAAAACCGTTCATTTGAAAGGTGAGAGAAAAATGTCTGCAAATGATGCAACATATAAAGTTCTGGAGAACAGTGAAAAATTACGTGCATTATATGCAGCTTATGGACTTGCCAGAGGCAAAAGTTTTTCTCAAATTGAAAATCATTATCCTGAAGAAAATCATCCACTTCAGAAAATACAATACAGGATTGATAAGATAATGGAAAGCTATAAAATGCTTGAAGAAGTCAAGGTTCAAAGCGAGATTTAAAAATAAATGGGGGAAATAATGTCCCCCATTTTTTATTTTTTCTTGCATATTTGCTACAAATTATGTAGTTTTACACAAAATAATTTTATATAATATATATTAAAATGTTAGATGAAAAAATAAATACAGATATTAATGATATTGTGCTTAATGCAAAAGGTGGATTTTCAGCAGAAGATGAACCTGAATCAGAAAATATTCTTGAAACGCCAAAAGAACCTGAAATAGCTGAAGTGCCAACATTGGTGGAACAAAATCAAGGAGAACCAGAAAAGAAAGAGCTTACTGAAGAAGAAAAACATGCTAAATTCATTGAGGCAATTAAAGCATCACACAATAGGTATCATCCAAAAAAAGCATTTGGAACTGCTTATAAACAAAAAAGAAAAGCAAAAAATCGCACACAAGGTAAATCACGTAAATTAGCACGCAAGAAATAATAACTAATTATGAAAAAAAGAATAATTCCTTTTGTTCCCAAAGAAGAAAGAGCAAAATTAAATGAAGGTTGTGATGATACTAAAATTAACTATAATATTGTAGGTGATAATGGAATTAAAAAAGTTTTCAAAATACCAATTGGTAATATTCCAGATGAAGAAATTAAAGATTATATTCGTAAAATAGCTGAAAAGTTTAAGAAAGCTAATCAACAAATAGCTGATTTAGATTGTGGCATTTACCCAAACGTATATCATGAAGATGAATTAAATTTATTAACTAATCCCAATAAAATGCAAACAAATTATATGCACGTAATTCCCAATAGTCATTTCTGGACTGACTTAAATCAGATATTATATTCTATTCAACATGAATTAGACAGACAAAAACGTGAACTTGAAGTCAAAGATAATAATAGTATTTATATTGGTGAACCTTTAACTGCAGATTATATTGTTATTGGTCTTTATAATTCACTCACACATGGCTATAGATTAAAACAAAAAGAAAAACCTGATAATGGTGAATGTTCATATGAATCATTTAAATCAATTATTGAAATGATTAAATATGTTCAAAGTCAAGAATTCACATTAGAAAAGTTTTATAATTTAATTGATGATACAATAAAAAATGGTTTAAATTTAACAAATGGATTAAAAATGGAAAGAAAAGATGTTTACAAATGCATAGACGTTGAAAGAAATTATCAGGACATAGTTGGAAAGAGTGGTCAGCGTGGTGATATTCCAGACGAAGAAAAACCTGTATCTGAATGGGTCAATTATGTTGAATACCATTTAAGTAAAGCAAAAGATGAGGTATATCATTTACGTAAAGATAATGCACTTGAAGAATTACGCAAAATAGCCGCACTTGCAGTTCGTGCTATGGAAATTCATGGCTGTCCTGAAAGAAGAATGCCTGATCGTATTGGCAATATTACAGTTAATAAAGATGGTACGACATGTAATTGTGATGATGGTTGTGAATGTAAAAAATAATTTAACTATAATTTTATAACAATGAAAAAATTCTGGAAAATAGTAGGTGGAATATTTGAATGGTTTGTAAACATAGTATTAACCGTTATTTTAGTTGGCGGTGGTGCATATGTTATATATTTAATATTCTTTTAATATGTGGTGGTTGCGTGATTTATGGAATTCATTTTGGTGGAATGAAGAACATCCAACCAATATTTCATATGGAAGTTCATATAAAATTCATAGAACATTTAAAACAGGTAACTTAGCTTTAATTATTGCTATTATTACATTGATAATTGTATTAATAAAAATACTTTAATGGAAAATATTGACTTAAATAATACATATTGGGATAGACTTCGTGGATATGTAACTGAACTACGTGTAGATTCACGTTGGATATTACGAAAAAATGATGATGATAAGCCATATGGTTCTTTAAGAATAGTATCACATCCAGATTTACCATATGGGCATCTTCGAGCAATCTTTACATATGTTGTTAAAATTCGTCCCAAAACAAAAGAAGAAAAAATACAAACAACTGAAGACTATCAAATGGAAGTAACTGAATTGGAAGTATATTCAATCAGTGAGGATATTAAAACTGAATCACAAATATATGAAGCACCATTTAAGGAATTGGAAGAAATGTTTGGAGTAAAAATATTTGCAAAATAATAAATTAAAAATTAAAGCAATAAGAAAAATATTATTAATTTTGGCATTACTATTAATATCATTATCGGTTAAGTCTCAGGTAGTAAATGATACAATTGCAATACATGATTCAGTTAAAATTGAAAACATTAATAGTGAACTCAGTGATTATGGTAAACAAAGTTTCTTAACTGATAAGATAGCATTACTTGAATTTGGCGTAGTTGTATGCGGTGCTATATTAAAAGTCCCAGCAACACCCTTATTAATAACAACAAGCGGTTTGAACCTTATTGTTGTAGGAATAAATTGGAAAGCAGATAAAAAATTATCAGAATTTAATCAGAAAAAAGAACATAAAATTAGAATACGTAAGAAATATTTTAACAAAAATTGGTAAAACATATAATTTGTTAATGATTATTAATGTATTTATATGAAAAAAAAAGGAATGATATTAATAAATTATAACGGTAATGCAAATAAAACAGGTATTTATTGTATTCGAAATCAAATTAATCAAAAAATTTATATTGGTAGTACAAAAACTTCATTTGCTATAAGAAAAAATAGACATTTACGCACATTAAGAAAAAATGCTCACTATAATGAACATTTACAAAATGCATGGAATTATTATAAAGAAAAAAATTTTAGTTTTGAAATACTATTTATTTGTTTACCAAATGAATGCGAAAAATATGAAACTGATTTTATAAAATTATATTCATCAAATAAAAGAGAGCATGGCTATAATATTGCGTGTGTTTTTCCATATCCATTTAGTTATAATATGTCAGAAAATCATAATAATGAAAAAAGTATAAGAAAAAAAGAAAAAGCAATAAAATTAAATGGCTTAACAACCGATGAAAAAGGAATTTCAAAACCTTTTAAACTTTATGATTTAAATGGAAAATTTATAGAAGAATATAAAAGTGCTAAAGAATATTCTGAAAAAAACAAAGTTAAAGCCAGAGGAACATTATCTGGAATTTTAAGAAAAAGAAAATTGAAATATAAAAATTTTATTGTTTTATTTTCAAATGAAATTTTAACAACAGAAGATATACTAAATATAAAAAAGAAAATGACAAAAAGACCTGTTGATTTATACGATTTAAATAACAATCATATTAAAAATTTTTTATCAGTGAATGAATGTGCAGAATTTCTTAATGTTAAACCATCTGAAATTAGAATGTGCTGTTCTGGTAAAAGGACTAGAATTAGAGAATATATAACTAAATATTAAAATTATGACTAATCAAATTAAAGGAAGAAGGTATAATAAAGGTAAATTGAGATATGAATTAATGTCTGCTGTTGCACTAGAAGAAATTGCAAAAGTATATACAAATGGTGCTGAAAAATATACTGATTATGATGAAGATGGTAATATGACTTATGATGGGTCAAATAACTGGCGAAATGGTTTGTTATGGATGGACTGTATTGCTTCAGCTAAAAGACACATTGAAAAATTTGTGAAAGGTACGGATATTGACCTTGAAACAAATACGTTACACTTAGCTAATGCTTGTTGGAATTTAATGACAATTCTTGATTTTTATAAATCATTTCCTCAAGGGGACAATAGGATTAAATCATTTTTGAAATTACCCAAAATTGGTTGCGATCTCGATGGTCTAATTATTAATTGGACTGGAGCTTGGTCAAAATTATATCCAGAAATTAGTTCAGCACCAAATTCATGGTATCTTGATAGAAAAATTGAAGAAAGATTTAATGTAATGAGTAAAGCAGGTACTTTAGATGATTTTTATTTAAACATTGAACCATTAATAAAAGCAACTGATTTGCCATTTGAACCTCATTGCTATATTACTTCAAGACCTGTTTCAAAAGAAATTAGTGAAATATGGCTTGATAAACACGGATTTCCAGCAAAACCAGTATATAGTATTGATGTTCGTCAAAGTAAAGTGGATGTTGCAAAAAATGCTGGTGTTGAAATATTTATTGATGATTCTTTTGAAAACTTTGTTGAATTAAATAATGGTGGTATATTTACATATTTATATACACAACCTTGGAATGTTAAATATGATGTAGGACACATGCGACTTAATTCATTGAATGATTTACCATTTCTTAAAATATGAATAACTTACTAACAATTAATAATATTGATCAAATAAAACTTGAATATAATAATAATCAAAATTCATATCTATGTAATAAATATGGCTGTTGTGACGAAACTTTGAGAAAATTTTTAAGAAAAAACAATATTGAACGTAAAAATAAAATACAACATACCGAAAATGAAGATTTTTTTCATATTATTGATTCTGAAGAAAAAGCATATTATTTAGGATTTATTTGTGCTGATGGTTCAATTAATA